GCCGACGGCAAGATCGTATCGATTACCGCTAAGACCGAAGAAATGTCTAGCGAAGTGACTGAGATCATAAGCAAATTGGCCGAGCGTGTGAACGCACTAGAAACTTCAAACGCTACGCAAGCCACTGAGCTTTCAGCATTGAAGGCTTCAAACGCTGACTTGACGAGCAAACTTGCAACCTCTGAAAAGAAGGTGACTGAGTTGTCAAAGCAAGCCGCTACTACATCAGTAAAAGACAAAACCGAACTTGCTAAGACAAAAAAATCAGAAGACCAACCAACGTCAAAGCCGTTTGAAAAAATGACTTATCTCGAACGTGTGATGGCTCAATTTCAAAACTAACCAACAACAACAAAAGAAAAATAAAATAGCATAATGGCTACAACTACAAACCTCACAACCACCTACGCAGGCATAGCCGCAGGTGAATGGAATCTCAAAGCGTTTCTCGCAGCAGAAACCACAAAGCACATCACCGTTAAGGATAATATCCCCGGTAAATTGAAAGTGCGTCGTTTGACCGATAGCGCGACAACTTTCGCTGATCAAACTTGCGACTTTACTCCAACGGGTACGGTTGACATTGACGAGCGCACGTTGACACTTGTTGACCTTGCAATGCAACGTCAACTTTGCACATTGACTTTCTTACAAGACTGGGAAGCACTAGCCGCACAAAATGGTGATCTAGGATCAGTTGCTGATGCTTTGATCGCTACAATGGCAGGCAACATCGGTGCAATCATGGAAACAATGATATGGCAGGGTACCGCAGGCGCAGGTTCATTCGATGGCTTCCAAGCCTTGTTTACCGCAGATGCAACTGTTCTTGACGTAGCTACTCCCGTGGCCATCACCGATGCAAACGTAGTCGCTGAGATCGCAACCGTAATCTCTACACTTCCCGTTCGCGTTCGTCGCGCTCCTGAGAAGCCAAAATTGTACGTTGCTTCTAACGTAGCTGAGGCGTGGAGAAACGCACAAAGCGCACTTGGAAATAACAACTTGTTCCAATCAGGTGATGCTATCCGCATGACTTGGCAGGGTTCATACGACATCATCGAGTGCCCGGGTATGGGTGACAACGTGATGGTATTCGCGCAGGCATCAAACCTTTGGTTCGGTACCAACAAAGAAAGCGACATGAACAACATCGTAGTGCTCGATCAGCGCAACGTGACTGGAGCTAAGAATGTAAACTTCTCAGCTGACTTCTTCGCAGCCGTTCAGTACGGACGTGGCAACGAGATTGCTTTCTACAAACCTTAATCATAAAAGCGGGGAGGGTAAGTCCTCCCCGTTTTTTTAATAAAATCACACACACATGGCATGTGCATTAACTACGGGCAGATTGCTCGATTGTAAAAATCAAGTTGGAGGTATCAAAGAGGTATTCTTCGCTGATTGGAGAATCTTACAAGATTCATTGACCTATGATGGAACGGATCAAGTGACTGACTTTGCAGCGGCTACATTGTACCGCTATGAGTTGAAGTCAAACGCTAATGTATTCACTCAGGAAGTGACTGCATCGAGCGACACTCAATCCGTATTCTTCACTCAGACGTTGACTATTCAACTTTCTGACCTTGCGCCAAGTTATCGCACAGAACTTGGTAAAATGGTGCGCAATCGCCGCCTAATTATCTTCGTTCGTGACATGAACGATCGCATCCACATGATGGGATTGGATCAAGGTGCAGAGGTAAGTGCTGGATCGATCACGGCAGGTGGCGCGAAGGGTGACTTCGTTGGACATACTTTGACCTTCATGGCTGAATGTGTTGAGCAAGCTGCGTTCGTTGAACCATACACAACCAATCCGTTCGACAATATTGCGAACGCAACGGTAAGCCCTGCTTATTAATTATTGGGAGTTTAATTGTTTATAAAAAAGGGTGGGTAAATTGCCCACCTTTTTTGTTAAATTTACACCATAAATGATATACTTACAATTTAACACCGCGAGCCAAACGGCATACTTCACACTCGATGAGGGTAGGTCGTTTTATTCAACACCATTCACTCACTATTTGCTAGTGATGGTACTCGATGGTGTAGGTGTAGAGCAGGCAGGCACAAAGCTCGCCCAGGTGCTATCGGTAGCCAATGAGAATACAAGGGCAACGGAGGTGGTTTTGACCACCGTTGGACTAATTAACCATGGCACGTATCAATACTACGTCTATGGGCAAAATTCTAGCAGCAACATCGATCCATTAAATGCCTCGGTAGTGGGCCTTGTGGAAAGAGGTACGTTAATTATTCAAAACACTACCGATTCGTTTGAGATTATCGAGGGTCAACAGACTATAAAAATCATTGACTAATGGAAGAGAAAAAAAAAGATATAAATGTGTCACTCGTAGAGCTATCGCAATATCAAGCCATAGCATCTTCGGAACGATATGATAGAGGTGGATGGCTTCGCTATGGTGAAGATAATCAGTATCCCATTTACCTCAAAGAACTTGCGGATAGTTCGCCTATTCATGGTGCGCTAGTTAAAGGAATTGCAAAGATGGTAGCCGGCAAAGGCTTCACATCTTCGGTCCTTGTGGATCAACTCCGATTGAACCGATCACTTCCATCCATTTCATTGGACCTTGTTTTGTACGGAGGTTTTTATGTGGAATGTATCAAAACACTAGACGGCACCGCCATCGCAAGGGTGAACCATTTGCCTTTTGAAAATTGCAGATTAGCGGTGACAAGTGATGGTGACGTGACGGGCGTTTATTACTCACGCAATTGGGCCGAAACTCGCAAAAAAGCCAACACGCCAAAGTTCATACCACTTGAACACAAAAAAAATAACCGATTCGTTAAGATTAGCTTCCTAGACGAAACGACATCCGTATACTATCCGCAGCCATCATACAAGTCGTGTATAAACTACATCGAACTTGATCGTCAAATCTCGATCTTCCACGTATCAAACGTGCTGAATCAGTTTGCGCCTGGCACTATCGTGTCTTTGTTCAACGGAACACCTGACCAAGATACCAAGGAAAACATCAAACGCGAATTGCAAGGGGCAACGGGCGCGAGTAGTGCGGGTAAAGTAGTAGTTTTATTCAACGAACCTGACCAACAAAAGCCCGACATAGTTACCTATCAACTTAATGATGCGGATAAGCAGTATGACCTACTCAATAAGACGGCCACTGAGAAGATTTTAGTAGGCCATTTGGTCACTACTCCGCTACTATTTGGTGTAAAGTTCGGAGGTGACGGGTTTAGTTCCAATGCTGATGAGATGCGCCAAGGCTTGATGATCTTCAATGATAACGTCATTGAGCCAATGCAGCGCATTATCACTGACACGCTCAAAGAAGTATTGAAGGTTGACTTGTTTATTGTGGCCAACGATTCACTATTCGTAGATATTCAGGCACCGGCTCCAACACCTTTGACTTTATCAAAGACAAAAAACGAAATGACGGAGGCGCAAGAGGTCGCATGGCTCAATCATTTGTACGCTTGTGGTGAACAGATCGACATGGACGAGTACGAGCTTGTGAGCGAGGAGGTGTTAAGCGGCATGCCATCGCCCGACGAGGAGCTATCAAGTGTCAAACTATTTAAACGCTTTGCCAATCCCGACGATAAAAGTCAAAACGATGGCGGTTTGATTAAGGTACGTTACAAGTATTCCACGGCCTTAGCTGACAACTCACGAATCTTCTGCAAAAATATGGTACGCGCATCGCAAGCAGGTGTGGTTTATCGCTACGAAGATATCATTCAGATGGGCGATGAAGGTATCAATAGCGAGTTCGCGGCCAAAGGTGAAAGTACCTATTCAATTTTCCTTTATAAAGGCGGTGCCAATTGTCAGCATTTTTGGTCACGTCAAGTCTTTATGCGTAAGCGCGAAAATGGCAGGTTCTTACCCAACAAAGGACTATCCAATGACGAGCGAATCAGCCAACGTGCAGCGGCTCAAAAAGGCTTTGAATTTAAAGACGCTCAATACTGGGCAGAGGCTTCCACTCGCCCATACGATATGCCCAACAACGGCTTCAAAAACCCACAAGAATAATGGCACAAATACTTCTCATATCCCCCGACTATATCTACCAAAATACCGACGTTAATACCTCGGTAGAAACGGCCAAAATGACCCCATACATTCGCCTCGCGCAAGATATGTGGATCGAGCCGCTACTCGGTACCAAGTTGATGAACAAGATCAAAGACGATTCCGATGATGGAACAATCGCCGGCAATTATCTCACATTGCGCAATGACTACCTACGCCCTGCCTTAGTTTGGTTCACATACCAAGAGATGCTGCCATCACTCAATTACAAAATCGACAACGGATCAATAGCTCAACACAACTCTGAAAACACTTCGGCAGTTGGAATGACCGAGATGAATCGCCGGATCGAGGATGCAAAGAAAAACTCTAGGTTCTACGCTCAAAGGTTGCAGGCTTACCTATGCGACAACTCCTCATTTTTCCCTGAGTTAAACACAAACACGGGTAGCGAAGTTACCCCAACGTATAACAATCACTTGTCGTTTATGACAACTGACAATAATCACGATATGGGTGCGGCTAGACGAATTTATCCACGTTACATGATCGATAGACAATGAAAAAGAACCGAATCCGCGACGAGAAATTGGCAATCAAATTAAAGAAGTGCCTCGACTTGAAACAAGCAAAACAAAATACCGATAAAAAGAAATGACCGACGTTCTAGACTTCCTTGCAAAGAGCTACGCCTTTATTGCAGCCATCGCCGTGGGCGTAATCGCTAAGATATCCACCGAGATACTTATGAAGCGTAGATTGAATATGCTTCAATGGATGGGCATTGTTGGCATCAGTGTATTCTTTGGCTACTTGACCGCCGTCTATTGCTCCAATAACGACATGGAGAATCAAGGCAAGTGGCTCGTGCCATTGGCTACCTTATTTGGCGAGAAGATTATGATATACTTGACCACTCACTACAAGTCCATCCTACAAAAAATCATAAACCCGACACAAAAATGAGCGAGGAAAAAAAGAAAAAAGGCAAATAAACAAATTCAAAAAAATAAACCGGGGTTATATGTCAACGAACGACATTTTTAAAGAAATCGAATTCCTAAAAAATATCCTGAAAACCCCGGAAATCGACAACGCTTTGGCTTTTACCGCTTTACAACATCAAGCGAACGGTAAACCCGCCGAAGCGAAAAAATATTTTGATTTGCGCGAACAAATCGCCGAATTGCTTAAAAAATAGCGTTTTTCGATAGGAAAAATATTTCGCAAATATATTGCCATTAGGAAAGATAATTCCTATAATTAAGGGATAAACCAACCAACGAGGTAATAAAATGAATGATCAATATTATTACATAAGTACGGGCCGAAAATCAGTCAGACGAACTTTAAGAACTTTTTACACGGACGCCGGGCGAAACGGTGAACGAATCCCGCGCGATTATTTTATCGCCGTTTTGCCTATGGATCTTGAACTTGCGATGAAAAAAGCCAAAGAATTCACAAACAGTGAAATTAGAGTTATAGAAGATCCGCAAAGCAAACAAGCGGAAAAACAAGAAAAACCAAAGCCAAACGGCAAAATTTGGTTTGGTAAACACGCCGGAACCCCGTTCGCTGAAATTCCCCTAGAATATATGAAATGGGTTTTCGATAATACTTGTAAATTTGACGATCCCTTTGTAATAGATATGATCGAAAATATGGGCGAAACGTGGAAAAATTGGGTTCAACAAAAACAAGATTTTGAAAACAACCAAATCAGAACGGCGGAAATCGCGAAACAATCGATCGCCGACGCGGTGAAACTTGTTGAAAATAACCCTCAAATATCAATTAATCTTGTTTTTTCGTATGTTGCTCACATACCATCAAGATTTGGAACGATGACAAAATTGGGTTTTTCGGTTTTGAAAGATATAAACGGCGGGGCCAAATTTTGTATTTTCAGTAACGCGAAAAAATGGGATTTTTTAGAAGTCGGTAAAACTTACAATGTGACGGGATTGTTTAAAAATCGTTCTGATTACGACGGCGCCTTTGTTTTAGACACTAGATCAGCGAACGCCGTCGAAGTATAGGCAAAGCGGGAAACCCCGCCAAAACGACCCGCCGGGGGGTTCCCGGCTTAAACAACGAGGTAAAAAAATGCAAAATCCCCAAAATATTAGTTCGATTACTAGGGTAAAATATTACGATTTAGGTAAAGCGGTCAAAAATTGCGATCGTTGCGGTTTGGGAATTCGATATATTCACGAGGTAAATTTTATCGACGGCCAAAAACTTGTTTATGGTTCCGATTGCATTTACAAAATACTTGCGGGCGATAATAATCTTTTAACTTTTTACAAAAAAAAGCAGAAGTTATTATCAAGATTAAATGAAATTCTTGATGTATTGAGCCGGAACCCCGAAGAAATTCCACGCGGATCGGAATATTTCGATTCCGGTTTGTTTTTTATCGGGAACGGAAAAACAATCAAAACAAAACACGGCGAAAAAAAACAGGATCTTATTCACGGGTCAAGGTGGTTTTTTCACCCAATAATTGACGAATCGAAAAATTTAAACAGTGACAGAAGACGCGATCCGAGCAAATTTAAAGAAAAGTCGATGGACGATATTAAAAACCGAATTCCAAAAATAAAAGCCGAGGCCGATTTGTGCGAGCGATTTTTAGCGCAATATTTAAACAAGGTCGCAATCCGTTTGCCCGCATGAAAAATAATTCCTATACTTAACCAACCAACCGCCGGGGAAACCCGGCACAACCAACAACCAACGAGGCGACAACATGATCGAAATTTTAAAAAAACATACCCGCAAAGATGTATCCATAATTTGCGGGGTATCTTATCGAACCGTTTCAAATTGGATTAAACTTGATACGATCCCGCTTTGGGCGATCAAAAAACTAGGGTTTGGAATCAGGGGGCGGAAATAATGTCGACGGAATACGGTTTAAAATGTTGCGATCATCAAGTTACAACCGAATCGACTTCAAGTCGTTTTCGGGTTAAAGAAGCAATCAAAGACAAATGGAATTTAATTCAATTATGGAAATTGTATTTAAGCAATAACGAATTTTTTAGT